AATGCGGATTGAAGGCTATGTTATCGACGGCAAGGCCAATCCTCGGCATGGCGTGGCGCGCGACTTGACCAATTCGATCATGTCGCTGCGGCGCAACCTTTCGCTACATGCGCGTGTTAAGCAGGGCGAGGCGGTAGTTGTCGCGGAACGGCGCAATTCGACCAAGGAGATTGAAGCCGGTGCAAGCACTACCGACGACCTTATTGCCCGCCCGAGCTACAACTAAGCGCGCTGCACCCAAGCCTCGGGGGGGTAGGGTATTTGACAGCGCGGCGCTTGCGAAGGTTGCGACGGGCAACACGCGGGCGGGGCGGGTGTGCCGGTTTATTGAGAAGTATTGCCGCATTCCAGAGGGTGACAAGGTAGGTCATCCACTGAAGCTTGCCGATTTTCAGATAGCGTTTTTGCGTGACGTGTATGACAATCCGCACGGCACCAAGCGCGCGTATCTTTCGACGGCTCGGAAAAATGCCAAGACTGCGACTATCGCGTGCATCACGCTGGCGCATTTAGTCGGCCCTGAGGCTCGCCAGAATAGCCGCATTGTTTCGGGCGCTCGTTCGCGTAAGCAGGCGGCGCTGGTGTTTCGGCTGGCGTCCAAGATGGTTCGCCTATCGCCTGAATTGTCCAAGATTATCCGCATCGTTCCGAGTTCAAAAACGCTTGTCGGGCTACCGCTTGGCGTCGAATATGAGGCGCTGGCAGCGGAAAGCGGCACCGCACATGGGGATAGTCCGGTGCTGGCAATCCTAGATGAAGTCGGGCAGGTGCGCGGCGATCAAGACGACTTTATCGAGGCGATTGAAACGGGGCAGGGCGCGTATGACGACGCCTTGCTTATCGCCATATCGACGCAAGCCCCAAGCGACGGCGACCTGTTTAGCGTATGGCTAGACGACGCGGAACGGAGCGGCGACCCTCGCATTGTCCGGCATGTCTACGCGGCTGATAAGGACGCGGCGCTAGATGACCGCGCGGCATGGGCTGCGGCCAATCCGGCGCTTGGGTTATTCCGGTCATTGCAGGACGTGATAGACCAGTCGGCACAAGCCATGCGGTTGCCATCGGCTGAAAACGGGTTCCGCAACCTCATTCTAAATCAGCGGGTGACGCGGTTCACGCCATTGGTTAGCCCTACTGTCTGGCGCGAGTGCGCTGGTTTGCCCGATGACGCGGCGTTTACGCATGGCAAGGTGTATGGCGGGCTAGACCTTTCGGCCACTACCGACTTGACCGCGCTTGTGCTGATAGCATTTTGGGAGGGCAACTGGCATGTCCGGCCCTATTTCTGGACGCCAGCCGATACGTTGGCAGCTCGGGCAAGGCGCGACCGTGCGCCGTATGAGGCATGGGCGCGCGACGGTTGGCTTATGACGACGCCAGGTGTTGCTTTGGACTATGACTACATCGCGGCTGACATTCGGCGTATAACGGAAGGCATGGACGTTGCGAGCATTGCCTTTGACCGGCACCGTATGCGCGTGATGCAGGGCGCGCTAGATCGGCTTGACGTGAAGTTGCCGTTTGTCGAGTTCGGTCAGGGCTATGTTTCGATGGCACCGGCGATTGACGCGCTAGAGATTGAGTTCCTGCAACGCCGCGTTTTTCATGGCGGGCATCCGGTTTTGACTATGTGCGCGGCCAATGCGGTCGTTACAAAGGACGCGGCGGGTAACAGAAAGCTTGACAAAAGCAAGTCAACGGCGCGAATAGACGGTATGGTGGCCTTGGTTATGGCTAAGGGTGCTACCGATATGGAGAAGCCTTTGCTCGTTTCGCCGTCACCGTGGGATAATCCCGACTTTAACTTGGTCAGCGCATGAAGATTTTTGGCGTTGATTTTTCGGCGCGCTCGGAAGTTCGTGACGCGCCGCTTGGCGGGATGACTTCATGGGGCCGGTTCTTTAGCGGCTGGGATATGGACGGGCCAGCGGGTGCGGTTTCGACGGCTGAGGCTTTGGCCGTTCCTGCATTTTGGGCTGGCGTCAACTTCCTTTCGGCTTCGCTAGCGGCGCTCCCGCTCCACGTCTACAAGGTGACTAAGAACGGTAGCGAGCGGGTAGAGGGTGGCGTTAACAGCCTGTTGCAGCACGCGCCGAATGACGAAACGACCAGCTACGCATGGCGCAAATATTCGTTTTTTCAGACATTCACCGGCGGGCGGCAGTTCACTTGGATCGAACGGGTGCCGGGCCGCATTGTGAACCTATGGCCGCTAGACCCCACCAAGGTGACGTTGAAGCGCGTTGATGGCAAAAAGGTCTATTGCTACAGCGACGGCGGGCGGGTGCAGGAATATGCCGCGTCCGAGATTATCGACTTGCCGTTTGCGCTCGCGCCGGATCAGCTTTGCCACTATTCGCCCGTTGTCATGGGCGCGGGTGCATTGAACCTTGCGCTGGCAATGGAGAAATACGGGGCCAAGTTTTTCAAGGGCGGTGGCGTTCCCCCGCTGGCGCTAGAGGGCACCATGCCTAGCGGGCCGGAAGCGAGCGCGCGCGCCCTTGACCAAGTGAGCGAGGTTATCAGCCAAGCTGCGGCCAAGGCCAAGCAAGTCGTCATGATACCGCCCGGATATAAGCTAAATCCGATTGGTTTTGACCCTGACAAGGGGCAGATGAATGACGCGCGGCGCTTCCAAATCGAAGAAATTGGCCGTATTTTGGGCTTGCCGCCGGTGTTTTTGCAAGACTTGACGCATGGCACGTTCACCAATTCGGAGCAACAGGACTTGCACTTGGTGAAACATACCTTGACGCAATGGACTATGGCGCACGAACAAGAGCTTAATTTGAAGGTTTTCGGGCGCGGAAACACCAAGAATTACGTCAAATACAACATTGACGGCTTGCTTCGCGGCGATTTCATCACGCGTATGCAGGGTATGGCGCAAGGTGTGCAGAATGCTTTGCTTACACCGAACGAGGGGCGCGCATTGGACAACCGGCCCGCGCTGTCGGGTGGCGACGACTTGCTTATTCAGGGCGCGACGGTTCCGCTCGGGATGCAAAACATGGGAGACGGCAATGCAACAGCGTGAAGTGCGAGCGCTCGCAGCGCCGATTGAAGTGCGCGCCGACAGTCGCACGGCGACGGGTTACGCGGCGGTCTATAATTCGATTGCCGACATCGGCGGGTATTTCAATGAACAGATCGCGCCGGGCGCTTTCGACGGCACGCTAGGCGGCGACATTCGGGCCTTATTCAACCATGACACAGCACATGTCCTAGGTCGCACGATTGCAGGCACGTTGCGGCTGGCGAGCGATGACCGTGGATTGGCGGTTGAAATTGACATGCCCGATACGGCAATGGCGCGCGACTTGGCCGTTTCGATGACGCGCGGCGATATTAGCGGCATGTCGTTTGGCTTCAACGTCACCAAGCAGACTTGGGATGAAAGCGGGCCGGTTATCCTTCGCACGATTGAAGCCGTCGAGTTGTTCGAGGTTTCTATTGTGACGTTCCCCGCCTATGATGCAACAGACGTTGCAGTCCGCTCGCTTGAGCAGTATAAGCGGGAGCAGCGAACACATAATTTCAACGCGGCGGCTCGCCGTTTGAAAATGAAAACCGCCATTCGCTTGGCGAGTAAAGCACAAGGCTAACGCCGACTGCCCAATGAACCGGCCTACGGGCCTATTTGTTGGAGACTGACACAATGGCAATCGAAGAAATCCGCGCCAAGCAGCAGGCATTGCTTGTTGACGCGCACAACGTCCGCAACGAGATTGTGGACGACCTTCCCGCCGAACGCGTGACGGAGCTTGAAGCGCGCTTTGACACCATCATGGGCGAGCACGACGCGCTTGAAGCCCGTGGCGAACGCGAAGCCCGTCTTGCTGGCGCTATGGCCGAAGCCGAAACCCGCGCTGCCGCACGCCGTCCGGCGCAGCCCAATGCTGAAGCTGCAGGCGCTGCTGCTGGCACCACGCCGGAAGACGAGTTCCGCGCATACCTTCGCGGTGAAGTCCGCGCGCAGACTGTCGGCACCACGACTGCGGGCGGCTATACCGTTCCGCAGGGCTTCATCCCCGAGCTGGTTCGTTCGATGCTCGCATGGGGGCCGATGATGGACGCCACGCTCGTTCGTGAAATTGCGACTGATAGCGGCAACCCGCTGCCAGTCCCGACGACGAACGATACCGGCAACGTCGGCGTGCTGCTTGCGGAAGCTACGGCAGCGACTTCGGAAGGCGACGTGGTTTTCGGCCAGAAGCAGCTTGATGCCTACAAGTATTCGTCGGGGCCAATTCAGGTTTCGATGGAACTGTTGCAGGACAGCGCCTTTGACATGAACGCACTGCTTTTCGACCTGATGGCGGAGCGTCTTGGCCGTAAGATCAACCTTGACCTTACGACTGCGAACGGCTCGGCCAAGCCGAATGGCGTGATGAACGCCACCACGCTCGGCAAGACGGCTGCATCGGCAACTGCGGTGACTGCGGATGAACTGATTGACCTTTATCATTCAGTCGATCCGGCTTACCGCGCTTCGCCTTCGTGCGTGTTCATGTTCAAGGACACGGTGTTACAGGCCATTCGCAAGCTGAAGGACGGCGAAAACCGCTACCTGATCGACGGCCTCCGCGACGGCGCGGGCGTCATCAATCTGGCGGGCATTTCGGTTCCGTATCGCATCAATCAGGCGATGCCTGCGATGACGACCGGCCTCAAGTCGATTGCGTTTGGCGACTTCAAGAAGTTCGCCGTTCGCCGCGTCAACAGCATTGTGGTCAAGCGTTCGGACGAGTTCGCGTTCACCACTGACGTTGCGACGTTCCTCGGCTTGGCGCGGTATGACAGCGAGTTGCTGGATACTGCGGCCATCAAGCACCTCATTCAGGCATAAGCCATGCTTGTTCGGATGCTTGCCAGTTTCGCCGGCACGAATGTTGATTGGCCCTCGGGCAGTGAGCAGGACTTGCCGGCGGACGAGGCCAAGCGGATTATTGACGCGGGCTTTGCAGTCCCTGTTGCGACCGTGAAGGTTGAACGGGCGGTTGCGAAGCCGGTCAAGGAGACGCGGTAGTTCCCCTCAACTGGGCGCGGGTTTAGGCTCGCGCCCATTTTTGAAAGGCTGACACATGGCCGATTTTTTCAGCGGTTCGGATAGCGTCCAAGCGCCAGCCCGCAAGCTTGTTGCTATCACGGCGGCTGATAGCGACCTCACGAACGTCACCAAGGGCATTTACGTTGGCGGCGCTGGCACGCTGGTTATCACGGCTGTGGACGACACGGCGTCGGTGACTGTGACCGCGACGGCTGGCAGCTATCACCCCATTCGCGCCAAGCGCATCGCGGCGGCTTCGACTGCAACGGGCATTGTCGGGCTTTACTAGGTGAACCTGTCGCTTGGCCTTAGCATCGGTGCAACGGCGGTTCGCCGTGGGGGTGGGGGTGGCGGCGCTCCGTCATCCCTAATCAGCGCAGTCGCCGCAGACGGCTGGCAGGCAACATGGGCAAGTGGCACCCCGCCGACGTTCGACCCTGACGGCTCGCCAGTAGCACAGACATTCAGCCGCGCAGGCTATGACACGGCGGGCGCGACGACGACCTACAGCGAAGATATGACGATGCTGCGGCGTGTTCGGCAACCCTACCCTAGCGAAACATTGCCGACGGCTGATAGCGTCGCGCTGGAAGATTATATCTACTCGACCGATAGCGCTTCGGGCGTGACGAATAGCAGCGCCGAAGTCAGCCCGGTTCCGATTGCGAATTGGGTAATGAATGACCGTCTGCTGGTTGGTGACAGCGTCTTCTGGGAAATAGTCGCCTTCCACCGCAATTTCCGTTCGGGCAAGCAGGTGGCTTGCGTTCGTGTGCGCGGCAACGACGGCACGAAGCAAACGGCATGGCAGGTTGTCAGCACTACAACGGTATCAACCTACTGCGAAGAACCGAACCCGCTGGAAACCTACAGCGGCACGCTTGACGTGTCAGGGCTATCCAATCTTGAGATGTTCTGGCTTGAGGCCGAAGTGTTCCCGTGGATTGGTGCCGCCGCGTCTGTGCTGAAGAGCGAAGATAGCAGTGCTACCCGCGAGTTCAGCCGCCGCTATTTCTACAGGGACGCAACCCGCGCTGCATCACCGCCGCTGGCCTATGTCGCCAGCACTGGAGACGATGCGACTGGCGTTTGGTCTGTCACCGCCGCGACCGCCGCTGCAACGCCGTTCCGGACGGTATCGGGTGCGATGATCGCAATGACGGTCGGCGCAAATGCCGCTGTCACTGGCAGCATTGCAGACGGTTGCCGGATTCGCATTGTCGATACGGTCAACATCGGCGCGAGCATGACCGCATCCCGCCCGCAAACTTGCGGCTCTTTGATTATCGAGCGCGCGCCAGGCACCGCACGCGCTGCTGCGATCCTGACGCATGGGGCTTCGTTCCGCCCGCGCCTTGGCCAGACGGGCCTTGCCAGCCCGTTGACCGAAGGCTCGTTGCTGATAACCGACCTGACCTACAACCGCACCGGCGCGTTCAATTGGGATGGCATTAGCACGGTCAACTCGCAGCAAATCCGCTTCCACAATGTTGACCTGAAAAACAGCCACGTCAGCAGCAGTCTCAGTTTCTGTCACCTCTACCTATTCGGCGTCACGATGAGCACGACGCGCTTGAGCATGGGGAAAACGGCAAATGCCCAGCGCCGCATTGTGCGCGGGGTGACGCTCGACCTGAACGCCAGCGGTATCGAAGGCTGGATTATGGTCGGCAGCGTGGTAACGCGCGGCGACGGCATATCCTACGAAGACACGACAAAGCCTTTCATCAGCTACAATAACAAGTGGATTAACCCGAGTTCAAGTTCGGGCGTCGGCTCGTGGATTGGCACTGTATCGGGTGGCGATCTTGGCGCGGTGGCATGGGTGCAAAACCTTATCGAGTGCTATCATACGACCAGCTCGACAGCCGGTTGGCGCATTGCGAACGACAGCCCCGTTTTCGGCAACATCGTCCATGCTGTTATCTACGCCAACACAGACACCGGCTACGGCGGCGTAAATCGCGCAAACTATTTCTACGACGAAGCCCCTGTTGCGCGCTTCCACAAGCTTGCGCGGCACACCGGCTGCATCGTTTCGCAGTTGAACACCAAGGGCGACGTTTTCGAGCTTGACGGCACGCGCCTAGGCCAGTTCGCCTACTCGCATGGCGTCGGGTGCCAAGGCAACTTCACCATGTTCCGCACCAACAGTGGTAACTTTGCCAGCGAAATGCAGACCTACCCCGGTCCCGGCTCAATCATCGGCACGTCAACGACGGTGCGAAACGACCCGCTATTCACCGACTATCAGGCGAGCAACAACAGCGGCGGCGCGCTGGCAACAGGTCGCGGCGATTACACGCTAGACGCGCTATCGCCGGCGCGCGGCATCGTCACGGCAATCGGGCTGAAATACGACATCGCGGGCAATCCGCGCGCTGCCACTAACGACGCTGCGGGGTGTTACGCATGACCGACACCCCAATCACAACGGCTGAAGCTAAGGCTTGGTGCCGCGTTGAAGTCGCCGACGATGACACGCTCATCGGTGGGCTTATCACGGCGGCGAGCGACTATCTGCTAAACACGTATGGCATTGTGTGCGCGACTAGCTCGCACGTCTTGAGCTTTGACGCCTTTGCCGACCGGATACCGCTTTACCGCTCGCCTATGGTTAGCGTTACCACGGTTAGCTACACCGCGAGCGACGGCACCGAAACAGTTCTGGCGAGCGACCAATACCGGCTTCGCAAGCATCATGGGGTGAGTGTGCTTCAGCCGGCCTATGGGGTGACGTGGCCTGCTACGGAGTGCATTGACGGTGCGGTGACGGTTACGGTGAGCGCGGGCTATGCGAACAATGCGGCGGTGCCAGAGGCTATCCGAACGGCGGCGCTGCTGCTAGTCGCGCACTGGTATGACAATCGCGCGGCGGTGGTTGTCGGCATTAGCAAAGAACTGGAATTTGCCGTTGACGACTTGGCGCGGCCCTATCGCACGGTGGTTTTAGGCTAATGGCAAAGCCTGGCAAGCTAGACCGGCGGCTGCTAATCCAGTCTGTGACTGTGGTTCAAAGCACGTCGGGCGAGGTGACGGAAACGTTGACCCCGCTTGCTACGGTTTGGGCGTCGCGCTGGTATGTTCGCGGTGAGGCTCCCGACGTTGGCGATGGCAGCACGCAACAGGTGTTGACCGGCGTTCGGTTCACGATCCGGTTCCGCGATGACGTGCTGACTAACATGGTGCTGACTTGCGAGGGTGACGACTTCACGATTACGGGCATTGAAGAGGGCGGCAGGCGCGACACGTTGACGCTTTACGCTGTAACGAGGGCCGCATAATGGCGTTGAGGTTCAACCAAGCCACGCGCGGCGCTCCCGTCAAGATCGAGGGGCTTACGGAATTGAAGGCGGCGCTTGCGTTGTTGTCGGATGAAGTCGCCACCAAGATTGGCGTTGCGGCTGATAGGAAGGCGGCGCGGTTGCTTGCCAATGCGATGATTGCGATTGCGCCGTATAATCCGCAAGGCTCGGTGAGGTCGCGCACGTCGAAGGCTGGCGTAGTGACGCGCACCAACTACGGCCACTTGCGCGACAATATCCGAGTTCGCCGCGCGCGTGCCAAGACGGCGGGCAAGGTGGTTTTCAACATCAACACCGGAAACGCCTTTTGGGGCTACTTTCTCGAATATGGCACGGTGAATATGGAGGCGCGCCCGTTCATGCGGCCCGCGTTTGATGCGTTCAAAGACCAAGCCATTGACGTGCAAATCAGCGAGTTGAAGTCTGGTATTGAGAAGGTGGCACGCAAGGTCAAGAAGGGCCGCGCGGTCAATGCAACGGGGCGCAGCGCATGATTGATGACGCGCTCTTCTCACGGCTGTCTAGCGGCACGGCCATCACGGCTATTGTCGGGACTGCAATCTATCCGGTTCGCGCGCCCAAGAACGCGGCCCCGCCGTGGATTAGGTGGCAGCGCATTAGCCGGATTGCCGACCGTGACTTGGCGGGCATTGAAGGGCTTGCCGAAACTCGGGTGCAGGTTGATTGCATCGCGGCAAGTTATGACGGTGCGCGGGACTTGGCAGAGGCGGTGCGCGCGCGGTTGACTAATTGGCAAGACGCGGCGCAGAGTGTTGCTGATACCGGCTTATTGAATAGCCGTGACTTTTACGAGCAAATCGGCGATAGCTTTTACTTCACGGCGTCGCTTGATTTTAACATCATGCACAACGAGTAGGATGGAGACAAGAAATGGCGAATGAGTTTACAGGTTCCGGCGTAACGCTCGGCTTTAACACGGTCGGCGCGCCTGCGGTTTACACCACGCTTGCGGGCGTGACGCGATGCGACGTGCCGACACTGACTTCGGACGATATCGAGGTGACGGCGCTGGATAGCACGGCCAAGGAATACATCACCGGCCTCGGCGACGGCGGCGACGTTACCTTTGACGTGAACCTCCGAAAGGCTACGGCGGGCAGCGCGCCTTGGGTAGCATCGCAGACGGCGTTTGAGGCTTACAATGGCGACCAGATTTTGCACGGGTTTGAAATCACATTCCCCGGCGCCACAGATGTCGTCTACACCTTTAACGGTTACGTCAAAGAGTTCAAGATCGAAGTCGGCGGTGCGAACGTTGCCACCACGGCGAGCGGCGTTATCAAGGTATCTGGCGCGATTGTGAAGTCCTAAGTCATGTTGACGCGTGACCAGATTTTCGCGGCGAACGATACCCCTACGCGCGACGTTGACGTTCCCGAGTGGGGCGGCAGCGTGCGCGTTCGGACGATGAGCGCGCGCGACCGTGATGCTTTGGATTTCGTGGCATTGGCGGCGCGTGACGCTGGCACCACGGTTGACAACGTGCGCGCGCGGTATGCGGCGGCGTGCATCATTGACGAAAAGGGCAAGCAGGTCTTTACCGAAGAGGACGTGGCGAACCTTGGCAACAAGTCGGCGGCGGCATTGGATAGGGTTTACCAAGCAGTCGCGGAGTTGAACGCCATTAGCCCTTCGGATATTGAGGAACTGGCAAAAAACTAGCCAAGCGGCCCTTGCGGTTATTGTTGTTTCGTCTCGCATTGGCAATGGGTCGCACGGTTAGAGAATTGGAATTGACGCTAACATCGCGGGAATTATCAGAATGGGCGGCGTATTACATGCTTGAACCTTTCGGCCAGCATAGAACTGATGACGGCGCGCGGGGCATCATGGCGTTGATTTACAATGCCTATCGACCGGCTAAGTCCGATGCTGCTGAGCCGTCCGAGTTCATGCCCGTGTGGAAGCCGCCGGTTCCTAAGGAAGACCCGCAAGTAGCGATTGAACGCGCGCGGGCATGGTTTGAGAGGCAGGCCAATGGCTAATGCGGTCGCGGCCCTATACACCAGTCTGACGCTTGAGAGTTCGCAGTTTGTGGCGAATAGCAAGCGCGCGGCGACGGCTGCTGAGAAAATGTCTAACGACATTAGCAAGTCACTGACTGCGGCCAAGTCTGCGGTCAACGGCTTTCTGGCGATTGCGGCTGTCGGGTTCGCAGCGACGGGCATCAAGAACGCTTTGGACTATGCGTCGGCGATTGGTGAGACTGCGCAACAGCTTGGCGTTGCCACGACCGCCTATCAGGAATTGACCTACGCGGCGACGCAAACGGGCGTATCGCAACAGGAACTGGAAGCGGGCCTGGCGCGGTTGACGCGCAACATCGGCACGGGCGCAAAGGTGTTTGGCGAGCTGGGAATTGCTATCCGCGACACGGCGGGCAACAGCCGCGCAACTGGCGACGTGTTCAACGACGTAGCGGCCAAGCTTGGGAGCATTCAAGATCCTGCCAAGCGCGCGGCTATCGAGGTGCAGCTATTCGGCAAGGCGGGGCAAAAGCTTGATACGCTGCTGTCGGGTGGCACGGCTGCGGTTGGCGCATTGGCGGATGAAGCGCACCGGCTCGGCATGGTGCTGTCACCCAAGCAGATTGCGGATGCTGACGCGGCGGCGGATGCGTTCACGCGGGTTAGCAATACGTTGAGTGTCAACATCGCTAGCACGGTCGCGTCTAATGCCAAGGCAATCGAGAGTTTGGCGAACGGACTTGGCACGCTGATAACCAAAGCGGGTGAATTGGCGACGTGGGCAAACCGCAATCCCAAGTTGGCGGGCACGTTGTTTGGCGCGGGCGGTGGCGCGGTTATCGGCGGGCCGTTCGGTGCTGGCGTCGGCGCGGTCGCGGGGTTCTTGGGCGGTGCAGAGTTTGAGGATGGCAGGGATAGGTCGGCGCAACGCCGTAGGGTTCGCGGCGGTAGCAACGTTGGTTTGCCGTATGTTTCGCCGGTAGCGCCGACATCTGGCGCGTCACCAGTCGAAGCCGTTACCAAAATCAGCAACGCGGCAAAGCAGGCGACAAAGGACGTATTTGATCTACGCGGGGCAATCGACGGGCTAGAGAAACTCGGCCCTAGCATCGCGGGTGAAGGCGGCGTGTCTGGCATATTCAAGACGGATGACCAGATTTACAATGACACGATTGGCAAGTTGACGGAGCTTGGCGACTTGGCTTCGCTTATTCAGCCGGTCGAGTTGATTGACCAGAAGGCGCTAGACCGTGTGGAGAAGTTCGGCGAAAGTCTGTCTAGCAATCTGGCGCAAGCGTTGGTGTATGGTCAAAACCTTGGCGACGCGCTGGTCAACAGCTTGAAGGCGGCAGCAGCGGAAGCTTTGGCGAGCGGGCTTTTCAAAATCCTTACGGGTGCGATTGGTGGCGGCGGTGGCGGGCCTATCGCGTCGATCATCGGCGGCATTTTTGGCGGGTTCAAGGCGAACGGTGGCAGCGTGTCATCTGGCAAGGCGTATGTTGTCGGCGAGCGTGGCCCTGAGATTTTGACGGGCGCGAGCGGTCGCATCATCCCCAATCATGCGCTTGGCGGCGGTAGCGGTGGCGGCATGACCGTCAACGTTGATGCACGCGGGAGCAATGACCCTGCGGCGGTGCGCGCTCAAGTCATGCTCGGCATTGCACAAGCTGCACCGGCATTGGTCGCGGCGGCTCGGGGCGATACTATTTCAACGTTGCGCCGTCCATCGCTTGCAGGGGGTCGCGGCTAATGCTTGTCACTTATCCCGCCGCGTGCAAGCCGCACGCTCAAAATTGGACGCTATCGCAGCCGGTGCAACGCTCGCGATCGGCATGGACGGGCCGCGAACAGCGCCTCGTTATGACGGGTTCGCGCTGGTCGGTATCGTGCGAAGTCATCGCCATGCGCCTTGCGACCTATCAGGCTTGGGCTTCGTTCATGGCACAGCTTGAAGGCTCGGCAAACACGTTCCAAGTTCCTGCCACGACGACAACGCAGACCGGGCCAGCAACTGCGACTTGGGCGATGAACGGCACCGGCGTTGTCACCAACTATTGCCTTTACAGCGAGCAATTCAACAACGCGGCATGGGGCGCGCTGTCGGGCGGCACCGCGACCGCCAACACAGCCGTCGCACCCGATGGCACAACCACCGCCGACACGATCAACTGCGCGGTCGTCAATCGCGGGCTAGGGCAACCGACCGCGCTAGCCGCAACCGTTGGCGCGACCTATACCTTTTCGGTCTACTTGGCGGGCATTGCCGGGCAGACCTGCAAAATCCGTGTTGCAAACACCACCGGCGCCGTCACCGCAGCGACGACCGCTGTAACGCTCACCGCAGCATTTGCGCGCTACAGCGTCACGGTCACGCTGGCGGGCGGCGCAACCGGCGTAATGGACTGCTGGGTCTACCGCGACGCGGGACAGACCGCCGCATCGTTCTACGCATGGGGCGCGCAGCTTGAACTTGCCGCCGCCGCGTCAACCTATGTCGCCACCACCAGCGCCGCGACGAACAGCCTTGCCGCGTTCAAAGTCACCGGCCTGACCGTTAGCGCCACCAACATGACAGCCGGCCAGATGGTCACGGTTGATGAGCGGCTCTATGTGCTGACCGCCGATGTGGTCGCGGATTCGGGCGGCAATGCAACAGTCTCCGTAAAGCCCAACCTTGCAGCCGCAACGACCGCCGCAAGCGTTGCCTATGTGCAGCGGCCTTACGCGCTCGTTACCATGACCGACCCGCCTAGCGTTTCGGTTGAACCTGGCCCGATCTATCGCGTCGCGTTCAACGCGGAAGAGGTCTATTAATGCCGACGTTCGACGCAGCCGGTGTTGCGGAGCTAGCGAAGCCGCTTATCCGCCCGTTCTATGTGGCGTGGCTGGACATCACCGGCGATGAAATACATTCAACGACGGCCCCGATTAGCCTGCAATTTAGCGGCACTGGCGACGTTGACCTTGACTATGCCACAAACGGAAACAACGCCTTTAGCGCGGTTGACCATACGTTCATCGACGTTAGCGAAGTTGTCCATAAAGAGGGCGGCTCGGAAACTGTCACGGTCACGCTATCTGGTATGCTCGGGATTGATAGCACGCTGCTAAACCAGATAGGCACCAAGTCGAATTGGCAGGGTCGCACGGCTCGGCTAT